CGGTGAGTTTGGCGAACACCATCAAGTGGCAACGTGATATCCTCGAAGCAACCAGGAGGATGCTCATTGTGCAAAGAGATGCGTCGGACCATACCCACGCTCCGTCAGTCCGGCAGATCATCACCAACGTCGACGCGGCCCTGCTCTTCAACAAGGAATTAAGTGAAAATCTACAAGATGACAACGGCAAAGTTCGGAGCTCTCGTGAAGGAGTTCGGGCTGGCCCCGGGTAGCCTGTTCCCGCTTGAGTTCGGCAACCAGGGAAGAATAATCAACGCGATGCTTTACGATTACTGGCACGGAAATGGATATAAGCTGGACATGTTGACAGGAACTTTTGTAGAAGATAAGACAACAACCCCAACGAAAGGAACTTCACAATGCAATCAACCAGACTCGCGAAAGGAGACCTGACTGAAAGGTACAGGCAACTAGCAGGAGAGGTCGTCGTGCAGATGATCTCAGATATTAAACTACTAAACCGAAGGAGAATCCTGTCCGGCTTGGTACAGATCGCCAAGCCAGTACGCACGGCCTGGCAAGGCGACGGATACAAAACGTATACGGAGTCCGAAGAACTGGTGCGCGCGGTCCGCGGGGAACCTATGGCTACGTGGCTCATGGTCGCCGGGGCCAACGTGGACCACCGCGACGTCGTCCGGCGCCTGGAGAAGTTGACCCCTGAGAAGTGTATCGAGAGTGAGCATAGGAAGTTCCATCAGTCCAGGAAGGGGAACCGATGAAGATCGACGACTACAAGTGCGCGGTACCTAACGAACTAAAGAAACTGGCAGAACAGTTCCAGGTAGAGAAGTGCTGGATCTTTCCTGACAAGGTTTGGCAAGTGATCGTGGAGATGCGCGGGACTGCCTGGCGGAACATGTGGGGAAGGCAATACAAATGAACCCTGACTCTTACGGACCACCGCGGGACAACGAGGCTGAGTGGGCAGTGCTGTCAGCATGCTTCACTGACCCAACGATCCTGGACAGGAACAAGGCTGAGATCCTGGACCCACACAACTACTACCAACCAGTAGCCCGGTGCGTCGCCCGGGGGCTCCGGGACGGTGTGCCACCTGACGCTGTTGCCATGGGTGAGTTTGTGGCGAAGGAGCACCAGAAGTATGTGCACGAATTTAGTTTGAAGATTATGTCTGGATCGATCACGTCCGCGTCGAAGATGGACTATTGGTTGCCCAGGTTGCGGAAGACTACGCGCATGCGGAACATGCACACGGCTGCGCTCAAGGCGCTCGGTGCGATGGAAGAACAGGACGCATGCCCGGAAGATATTAGGAACATCCTGGCCGGGGCGAGCAAGCCATGGGGCAGTGGGAACCTACCACTCATCATGGAGGCGGGGGCCCTAGACGAGTTGCCGATTGAGAAGCCGGAGGAGATTATCTACGGAGCCCTGCACCGCGGATGTAAGATGGTGCTAGGCGGGACCAGCAAAAGCATGAAGACCTGGACGCTGTTGCAGTTGGCGATATGTGTGGCGTCGGGCACAAAGTTTTGGGAGATGCCCACTCGCAAGACGCGGGTGCTGTTTATCAACTTCGAGATCCAGCAGTACTCATTCCGGGAGAGGATCAGATCCGTGTGCCGGGCGCTTGGCATTCAGATACCCAACGACCAGTTATTCGTTTGGAATCTGCGAGGACACTCGGCGGACCTAAGTGCGTTGCGGCCCAAGATCATCGACCAGTTGAGGATCGGAGAGTTTGGGCTGATATGCTTCGACCCGATCTACAAACTGTACGGAGAGAGAGATGAGAACAGCGCCGGAGAGATGGCAACGTTAATGAACGAGGTGGACAGCATTGCGGTAGAGACAAACGCGAGCGTCGTGTTTGGGCATCACTTTAGCAAGGGCCACGGCAACAGGGCCGGGTTTGATAAAATGTCAGGTAGTACAGTGTTCGCTCGGGACCCGGACAGCATATTCGTTATGCATCCTCACAAGGAAGAGAATGTTTTAATCGTCGAGCCAACGATGAGAGACTTCTCCCCGATCGATCCGTTTTGTGTGCAGTGGGAATTTCCGTTAATGAAACGCACAGCAGAATTTAATCCGGACGACGCGCGACCAACAGAAGGATCGAAGAAGGCATACGAGGACGAGGAAGTGATGGCATGCGTCGACAAGGAGAAAGGATCTTCATTCAAGGATGTGTGGGAGAAGGCAGATCCTGCGATGGGAATTCCGCGGGGAACACTCTCGAGATACCTCACGCGCCTGGTGAAGTCCGGCAAGTTGCTGAAAGATAAAACGCAGTTTGGCGAGGTTTACCGCGTTCCGACGCCAGGTTTTTAGAAAAAGTATTTCATTCAATATCAACAACTTACGCATTGTATCGAAAATACTTGTAGACATAACCCAGCGGATGGGTTAAATTCTAACCATGAGCAACACATTAACAGCAAAAGCCGAACCCGCCTTGATCACCAAGACCGGGAAAACCTGGACAATGAGCAGACTCAATTCGGTTGGTGGAGTAATTTCATCAACCCATAAGACGCTGAAGTCCGCCAAGGAAAAAGCTGAAAGCCTCGGATATGTTTTCGAGGTCGGGAACTTTCAGTGGAAAAACTAACCCCAAACCAAGAAAGACCAACCAACATGATTACAGTGAATAAATTGGCAACCGCCCGGGAGCTTCCTTCCGGATGGTTATGGAAGGAGCGAGGGAATGTTTACAAAACAGCGGGTGCTGTTCTGAAGGCATTCAGAAAGGAGGACTTAACGGCTGCCACTGGTTCCAAGGTTTGCGTTATCAGAATTACCAATTGGGAGCCGACGACAATTGCCGGGACAATGATACTAAAGGCAATTACAACAGCAAAGGAGAACCTACCATAATGAACACAACTAAAAGCAAGATACTAGAAAAGCTATTCGTGAACTACGTCAACTCGAATTCGGACAGGATTCGGGCGCTCGCGAAGTTCTGCAACTTGTCACAACAAGAAAAGTCTGACCTTGTGGTGGCATTCAAGAAACATCAGTTAACCATTAAAGGAGAATCCAAATGATCAACAAAGACACGCTCAACATAATTCGCAACCAGATTGACCCGCTCCTAGCGGAGCTCAACAAGGTCAACAAGCAGTTCAACCTCAAGCTAGGCAACTGCACCTACAACGCGGACACTGCCACGTTTAAGATGGAGGTCCGGTCGGTTGAGGAAGGCGGAGAGATTGTGACCAAAGACCTGGCGGACTTGCGGTCAATTGTTCGCCATGGATTCGACGGACTGAAGGAGGAGCATTTGACCAAGGAGTTTAAGACCCCCAAGGGCACTGCTCGCCTGTGCGGGTATAGGAGCCGGGCAAACAAGTCGTTTGTCTTCGAAGTGCTCGACGGAGTTAACAAGGGCAAGAAGTTTGTGACAGATACCAAGGGCATCCAGTTCTACCTGGGCATCGAGGCGCCTTCGATCCTAAAGGTGACCGAGTGGAAGAAGGAGATTGTATGTCAGAACTAATCCTATTGACCCCATGCGGAATTCTATGCACCGTGTTTATGTGGAAAATGTACTGGAGGAAACCATGAACTACTACGACGACAAGGAAGAGGGAGCGCTTACGTTTGAGCAGATTGTTCCGGGCAAGTATTACCGATACAACCGGGACTATGGGATCTGCGAGATCATGGAGAGTGCTAGCAACAAGCCGAAGATCCTGCGCTATCTAAACCGGGACGGTGGACTGCTTGGAGGTAATGGAGATCTGTTCGAGGTCGACATGACGGACAGGCTCCTGGCAGTGCTGAAGAAGCGCCGGGACAGGGAGATCGGGTTCATTGATGAGATGAGGACATGGTGAGTAGCAAATTTGAAGCGGTCTGGAGAAACCAGCATGGTTGTCCGATTGGACATGGTTACGGAGAAACAAGAGAAGATGCTGTTTCGAAAGCAAGTCAAAGAGCAGATCTTGAGCTTTCAAAAGCAAATTCTAATTGGAAGTGGAGAAAAGCAAAACTTGCAGTCAAAGAAACTCAAGGAGGCACTTGAAATGAACGACAAAACAGTCACAAAGCATAAGTTTTATTACGGTGAGGAAACTTATACGATCTGCATCACGATGGACGATTGGTGGCTGGATGAGCCTGTGGACATGTCAGAAGGCATGATGAGGGCCGGTAATGAGTTTGCCTTGGAGAATGGGATGCTTCCACCGAAAGAGCTATGCCCTACTTGTCGCAAGTCGAACATGGTGGAGGTCACCGAAGAGTACAAGTTGCACAGTGTTCACAAGCTCAACGGAGAATCTCTTGTCGTTCCCAACGTCACAAGACGACAATGCCTAAAGTGCGGTGAGCAAGTGTTCACGATGGCAGAATGCGAAAAGATTGAGTCCGCGATCCAAGCAGAGCAGAAGAGGCGGGGCCTATGAGTAATAACATTGAATGCCCTCACTGCCGCGGTGAGGTCCCAGTGGCGTTATTCGCGTCCAGGATCGGCAAGGTGAGGTCGGAGGCTAAGGCCAAGGCATCGATCGCTAATGGTAAGAAGGGTGGGGCGCCTAAAGGGAACAGGAATTGGGCCGGGAAAGAGCTCCCGATGGCATCGTTTCGACCCATCAAGCTGACCTGAAACATAGCCCGAAAGGGCTAGAAACAGCCATTTCGCTCTACTCTGTTAAACCCGGGTTCTACTCTGTTTCACCATTTCGTTCCCCTTATATATATATAATGGTGAAACAGCCCCCTGTTAGAGCGGGGGACTAAAGTCCCCCCGCTTCGCTTCGCTAGCGGTTCCGCTCCAACCGCGGGGGCTTTTCAGGTTTACCATATGCCTTTTTAATTCTTACCAGAAAATGTAGGTGAAACAGGAAAGACTTGCGCGTCGGCCTGGATGCAATACGTTGACGCAAGCCAGTTCCTGGGGGTTGGTTGGGGAATTGGTTGCGACCCGGGAGGGGTGAAAGCGGTTCCCGGGCGCGGGGTTTTCTAACTACCGGGAGGGTTGCATGTGGCAGACGAAGATAAAATCAAATCGATCATCGCTGAGAACGTTAAGCTCAAGTCAGCATGCTCATCGTTCTGGAAGTTGCTTACCAATTGCAACAAGAGATGCAGTGACGAAGTTGGGGAGACACTAGTCAATGAATGCATCTGGAAACTCCAGCGACTTGCCAGCTACTACGAGTCCAAAGGATCTAGTCTCTAGCCCGGTCCCGGCCATAGTGCCGAGGCAAAAGAAGCGCAGGATGAAGCTGCGCTATCCCGAGAAGAAGATTGAGAAGGTGGACGAGAAGCGCCTGGACAAAGAGCGCAGACTGATGAATGAAGTTCCTAACTACATCCCGGACGTTGTCATTGGCGTCAAAGGATTCCCAAAGATTACCGACGAGCATCTCGTGATTGTCGAGACTGCACTCAGTAAAGGATTCCCATACGCGATGATTGCGGACCTATTAGGTATCGCAAAGTCCACGCTATCAAGATATCTCACCGCCAACCCCCACATCGTGGAACGCTTAAAAAAAGCGGAGTCGTTACATATCACGCGCGCGTTGGAAGTCATTGACAGAGCGGCAGAAAAGGGGACTTGGCAAGCGGCCGCCTGGCGTATCGAACGCAGGGCCCAGGAGCACTTCGGGCAACAGTCCCGGGTCCAGCTTGGAGGAGCAGTAGCGAACGTGCATTTCACCGCGGCCGACGCTGCGCTCCTGGTCAACGCGAACAAAATTAAGTATGCAGGGAAGGCACAGTCGAAACCTGTTTCCGAGCCGAATTCAGTACAAGACTCATTGTGCGACAAATGAAACAGGCAATAACTCAATCATATTTCCTGGCGGCCAGGAGTCAATAAAAATATGGAGACGATCGTCGAGACCACACCCCCTCCCCACGACACCCCCCCCGGGGGGCCCCCCACACGCGCGCGCGCGCGCGCG